CTTTTTTGAATCTTCCCATCATGACAATCCTTACATACTGTTTTGATATTGTTTTTATCCCAGAACAATTTTTCATCACCATGATGAGGAATAACATGATGAGCAATGAGTAAACGTGTCTTGTGTATAAGAAGAATGAAACACACTGTGCAGGTGAAGTTGTCTCTCACCAATACTTCCCATCTAAGTGTTGCCCATCTCTTACACATATACCATTTGCGCCAATGCAGAGTTTGATACCGTTCCTCACTTCTACTTTCATACTTAATTGAAAGAGGTGATGATATGATATCAATACCTACTTTGAGCATCGGTAGCTTTGACAAAATGAGTTCCAATCGAGCAAGGTTGAGCTTACGATATAGGAGCCTTACCTATATACGTTTTGCTGGGGTGATCGCATTGCGCCGTTTCACCCTTGTACCTCTTCGCACCTGATTGCTTAACGAAGAAGCCAGACATTGGGCAGGGTATTATGTAACCTGACCAGGAAGGTATGCTACCTAAACAGGAGGCTTCCTTCTTGGGTGCTCCTTATCTTCTCATTTTCGTAAATAACAAAACTTTATTTTCCATACCCTATTCCCCAATAGAATGGCGGCTTCTTCCTTACCCATAGAAAGAATGGTGCCAACTGTATTCCTTGGAAACTGTAATTTTTCAGCACCAATGATTTGAACCTTTTCTCCAATCATAAACTTTTTATCATCACCAGTTCTTCTAACAGAGAAATCAAATTCATTATTCAATTGCCTCTCTATCAAATCAGCAACAATGAAATGCTGAAGTCTAAATTCCTTTCCATTATTATTCATGATTGAGCGGAATCCCTTTATTCTCTTTTCAAAAATAAATTCCTTGAAATCAGATCCACAAACAAAAACATAACCTGGAAATAAATAATTGGTTCTCCAAGAGACAACCCCTTTTTTATGGACAGCCACTTTTCCTACAGGAGCAAAATTCAATATACCTCTTCGCGCTAGATCACGGCGGAAGATCCTTTCCTTGCCTCTATCAACCAAACAAACAAACCACCATTTCAAATGGCGTTTGATTTCCTTCTCAGGGAAGAGCCTCAATCCCAGAACCCCTCATTATCCAGAATGTTTTGAATTCTTCTTTTCATGATTCTTGCATCATCTGAACGATAACCAATAAATTCAGCCTGTTCAATTTTCACTGCATAATTCTCTTTAGGGCACTTTCTATTTGAAAGAAGATACATCACATAATCTGATTCACTCCCAGCAAGAGCATAAGCAAATAGAATTGCTGTTTTAATTTTCGTCCTAGCAGACACAACATGATATCTAATCTGAGCAGGACGCAGCTCACACTTCAATCCAAACCTAGTCACCTTCCAAAATTTCAATTCAACTGGAAAGGTTTTCCCATCAAATCTCAATTCACAATCAGGCAATCCAACAGTGCTGCCAAAAGAGGGTTCTACCCAAAGAATATCCTTGCCCATTATACTCTTAATTTTGTTTCTCAAAGTCGTTTCATTTACCATCACCGTTTCCTTTTCGTTCTCTCCAAAAGCCAAAATCCATTTGGGACCCAATTTCCTATACTCTATACGTATTACTCTTCTAATCTTTATTGAATTTTGCACAAAGAGTAGGAAAACGACCTTAAAATGGCTTTTGGCTTTTGGACTCAAATTTGGTCTATTTCGTTTAGATTGAAGGGCTTACGACCCTCGGCAAGCAGCTCTTCCGGCTTCCTCCGCAATCCCTCCGGGCGGGAAAACAGCAGTCTGGCCTTATAACCCACAGCTCCGAACGCTCGGTCCTGGGTCACGTTTTCGTTGATAAACCAGCCTTTTGACCGCGCAAGCTTCCGTAGGGTAAGGGGCTTCTCTAGGTACTGCGACATACGGCCTTCATAGAGCCTATCCTTGATGTATTGTACTAGCTGAATGTCTGTCACGAATACCTCCTCCCCATTGGTTAACTCCTTAATTGCATCAAGCAGATTAGAGACCAGCAGCATTCCCTGCGACATCGTCTCTTCGATAACCTGTTTCTTGATCACAGACCAAGGAGCTGCGTCCCCGGTCCGGACGTAACCATTCTTCTTACAGAACTCATCAGACCAGTTTTTAATTTTTCCCAGACCATTATCTTCCTCTATCCATTCATGCAGCCTTGTCCAAAATTCACCAGGCTTCTTCTTTTCAGTAACATGAGGAATCAACCACCTTCTATCATCATCCGACATTTTCAATGCCCTGAATGAATTGGAACAGGCAAATATGTGCGCCCAATTCTCTATAGAGTATGAGGCTTGATATTTTTTGTTCACCATTATCCATTTATCGGACGTTATGGATTTGAGCCTGTCATAGGCTTTATTATTGTGTCCTGCATAAATCTCATTGACGATGGCCAATCTCTTCTGTGCACACCATCCGTTGAATTGACTCTCAACAATATCTACCTCTGAAGGTTCAGAGACATTCCGTTCACCGATCAGGGGTCTAAGGATGTTGGCTCCTAGTGTTGTCTTGCCTACTCCTTGTGTCTCGCTAATCAATAGTAGTGAGTAGTGCATCTTAACCTCTGGGTGAGAAACCAGAGTGCTAAACCATTTCATTGTTTCCTTTCGGTCTTGTTCATCCGGCAGCAAGTGCTCGATGTATTCAATCCAGAGCCTGCAATCTCCTTTCTCAACTTTGACACTCGATCCAACATGGGTGTTGATTAGCTGCTTACCGTCTCTTCCTAACATTAAGCCTGGAGCTTTAGAAGGATCGTAGGCAATGGCTGCTGTCTTGTGAGAGAGATTATTTTGCACCAGCAGCCCTGTATTGGCCGCCTTCGAGAAAGGAGCTACCATATTGTTGAATTCTGCTATGTCATATTCCTCATTGGGGAAATCACGGTGAATAAATACCTCTGGATGAATACAGTGGTACCACTCCTGTAGAAATTTTTCATTGATTGTTTGGGTTGGCTTGCCCTTTTTATTGGGCGAGCTGATTGTGGCATAGGTGGCCGGGAACATAAGCTCGTTAAGAGAGGGGCCGATGTAGCTGCCCTTCTTGGAGAAAAGTGCGCCCAACTCCTTAGAAGACTCAAACTTATCTGCCATGTCCCATGATTGTGGCCATCGGCTGTCGAAGAATACTCCTTTAAGGGTTCCGCCCCAATGACGAGACACCTCCTCTAGGGCATTGGCTCCGGGCCAATCGTTATCACAGATGTAAACGACTCTTGTGGGCTTCTCAGCTGAAAGCTCATTGTAGTCGGTGCGGCCAGGAGCGCGGGCACCACCGATCATCCCCCAATGCTCATACTGTGCTAGCTCTTCCGTCCAAGGATGAGTGTTCCTTGCTGCTTGCGCGTCTTTAGCATTAACTAACCAGTCAACAAACCGTGCTGTCTTGGCTCCTTCATGTATCATGATTTGGGAACATTCTTTTGTTCTGTGTCTTGGCTTCCAGAACGGCAGTGAGCCATCAGGCTCCATGGATCGCCAAATCCCATCCGAAAAGAATGTCCATGGAAAATAGTCTTTCGATCCATCAGCCTTCATCCTGCGTTCCTGGACGAAAGTTACTTCACCACTTTTCCTTGACCAGAATTCAGAGAGGTTTTCCCTTTTCGAACCAGACAGCTTAATCAATGCATCAATGTTCTTTGCGCCGATGGACTTTGGCCAGCTGTCAATTACTGCTATGATGGCTGTTCTGATTGCTGCTGCTTCTTCTTGTGTCGGCTCATATTCTGGATTGCTGCAATGGATAGAGCCATCAGGCTTAATAGTGATGGTGCATTTCTCGGTGTAGTAATGTCCTGTATAGGTCTTGATCATGAATTTGCGGAAATTGAGCTGCTCTGCTCCTACTCTATCTATGTAGGAGGCTAGGGCCGTAATTTTCTTGTAATGAAATTCGCCTTCAATCTTCTTTTTTCTAGAAGCCATGTTCCTCTACCTCTATCTTGAATTCGCCATTCGTCAGGAATTGTAAACGTTTCTTTTGTTCCAGGGTTAGGCCAATGCGCCGCTGGGCTAGGCGTTCAGACAGCCTATTGACCTCCTCCTTGGTTAGACCACCTGTATCATGCGCCGCTAGGAAGGATAAAAGCTCGCTGTCGCTAGCACCATCCGTAAAAACGGGAACAGTCTCATAGACCTCCGTCGCTAACCGGTGACGAGCGAATTCAGTTAGCTGCTCCGGCGTCCATTGCCATCTGCGTCCAGCCTTACGCGAGCGCATCTGATCATCTGTTAGTTTCCATGTTTTCTTTTTCATTTTCTTAGTTAGCCAAGCATGAAACCAAAAATGACTAGTGCCATTGAAAAATCAAATCATTTGACATTTTCTTGTATCCTGTGAAAGTTCTTTTAACATCGCGGTTCATTCTTCTCATCATCAAGCACAGCAACATGAGTTTCAACAGTCAAATGCATTAAGTCTAGAACAACTCTATATCTAGACTTTTCAGTGCAGCGAAATATCGCATAGGCAAGAGCCAACCCAAGACCTCTTACAATTGCAAATTCAGAACGATCCTGCGTTATAAATTTTTCAACAAGCCTTTGTGCTTCTTCTTGTACATGCGCACATGATTGGTTTTCAGTTGCTCGATCATAGGTCATGTGCCGGTGTCCTTTGCTGCAGCGAACAGGGCGCGGATGGCGATGCGGACAATAGAGGCCGCTTGTTCATAAGCTGCAACAACTTCGTGCATCGCATTATCGTTGCACTGATCCTGAGCAAATTTTACTAAGTGGTCGAAAGCCACCTGCGCCGCCCGTTCAATGCCCCGTGCTTCACCTCGTTCTTCTGCCGAATGGATTTGCTTATCCATCTCAACGACCCTGAATAGCCATCCCGCCTTCTCCGCTTCTGTGGCGGCGAGTTGGGATTTGAGGGAGGCGTGCTTGAGAATGCGGCTAACCTCGTTAACGAGCCCGAGGATAAATTCATCGGCGCACTCCGGTCTGCGCCAAAGCCGATGCCACCATGTTTCGCGGTTCGCTTCGTACCATCGCCGCACCTCATCAGCGATTTCATCGCCAAGCGCTGTCGGCTCGCTGAGGCGGGTCATTGCTCGACCTCGCCAAGCTTGGTGAGGATGGCGCGGGCTAGTTCGATGCGATGACTGTTCGTAAGCGCCTCCTTCACTTCGGATGAAATATCATCACGCGAACGAACCAGCATCAAAAGGCCAAGCAGCCCATTTACTGCGTTCACCAGTTCGGACTTCACTGCTCCTAGATTGGCGGTATGTTCAACCTCTGTTGTAAGCATCCCCCTTGCAGCGGCGAAATTGGCAGTGAGATTTATAAGTTGCCCTTCTGCTTGGGCGAGTTGGGCCTCAGCCTTCTCGGCGCGAGCACAAGTATCGCGCACCTGTTCTCTAAGTTTGCATAGATCATCAATTCTAGCTTCGGCCACTTGCTCAAGCGTCCAATCGTTCGGCAACGAACCAATGTCTGTGTGAGCAAGAATGGTTCGGGTTTGGGCGAGTTGGGATTTGAGGGAGGCGATTTCATCAGCGGCCTCATCAGCGATAGACAAGTCATCATGTTCCGCACGGGCCAAGGCACGGAGCCTCCGCTCCAATTCAGAATAGTCTGTCATGTGGTGGTGTCCTTTGCTGCGGTGAGCATGACACGAGTCATGGCTGCACCGATGTAATGTGGCGGATGGCATAATAGTGCATGGGTGCATGGCGGGAATGCAAAGACGGCAACAGGCAAGAGGCCGCCAAGGGTCCAACAGCGGACATCCGAAATGGAATGCCGCCGCCGTGGCTGGCTGAGACTGGCGCTCTGCAAGTCAACGGTAAGCGCGTCATAACCCGCTTCCAGCCACGACTGCACCATCTGGCCGGTTCGGTCGCACAGTGAAAGCACAAGCCCGCTCGAAGCCGAACGCATCAGCGGCCCCAAGATTTAGCAATACGGCAAAACTCGGCGTATCCCTGTTGGCCGGGACGGCCTGACAGTCGGGACAACGGCGTTCCGATCTGTCCGTCAAGACGTGGTGGCGCAGGTGGTATCGCTACGTCATCATCCGATGCTCGGTCTACTTCATGCTCACCGATGGCTAGATCGCAGACGTCACAATACCAACCGCCGTAGATGCCAACTGAGTAATCAGTCGGCTCGAAGGTGTCTTTAATATCAGCATCACATTTTGGACAGTTCATCTACTTCTCCTTTGCTGATGGGGTCATCACTTCACCAACACCATGTGCTTCGATAATGTGTGTTGGACCTTTCCTCTATCATTTTCATAATATTGCCCTGGTGATGTGTGAGTGCCAGGAACCTCTGCCAAGTGACCACACCTCAGGCATTCTCTAACCATCCAATCGCCAGCAGAAGGAGGTTCACCAAGGAAACTGCTTGCCCAGCTTGTGTCCGAATATCATACATTTCATTTTCAATCCTCCTTTATTTAAGCAGACCGTAAATCGTTAGCGCTTGGAGTATCTCTCCATCCCTAAAAGAAACAAAGTCTTTTCTTTTAAGCCAAAAATGGCTTTCAATAAAAACATTTTGATTTTTATCCAAATAGGAGAATAAGAGACGGTTCCTTATTCCCAAGGACACAAAACAGAAAGGGATTACAGAATGAAGAAACCTAATGTGAAATCAAATCTTCCAGCCAAGTCTGCTTCTAAGAGCATCACCAATGTAGATGAATTTGACAATGGTGACAAAACTCCAAAGGGTCTGGAAAATGTAACCGCAGCAGATTTGATCCTACCGCGAATCACAATCCTACAAGCATTATCTCCCCAGCTCATTAAGAAGAGACCGGAGTTCATTCCATCTGCTAAGCCAGGAATGTTCTGTGATACTGCTACTGGTAAGGTGTTCGAGGATGAATTGCTTTTCATACCCTGCTTCTTTGCACGTATCTTTCTTGAATGGGCACCAAGGTCCAGCGGCCAAGGGTTAGTGCGCAACCATGGCACTGATGCTTCTATTCTTGATGAGACGGAAAGAGATGAGACTAACCGTGCTACTCTCAAGAATGGAAACTACATTGCCGAGACGGCGACTTATTACGGGTTGAATGGTAGTGATAGCTGGCGGCGATCCTTTGTTCCTCTGACATCTACACAGCTGAGTGCCTCGCGGCGCTGGATGATGAAGATTACTAATGAGAAACTGAAACGTGCTGACGGGAGTGAATTCACTCCACCAATTTATTATCGTTCATGGAAGGCTTCCATAGTGGAGCTGACTAAAAATGATAATGACTGGTTCGGCTGGGCGTTTGAACCTGCTGGCACTATTGTTGAGATTGATCCTTCTAAGAGGCTCCTGCATGAAGCTAAAGATTTCTATTCTCAATCACAAAAGGGATTGGTTCGTGGAGACGTTAGCCAGATACAGGAGGATGATTTTTCTTCCAATAGCGAAGGAAGGATGTGATGAAAGTCATTTCTTCTGAATTTGAAGAGGAGTTGGGTGTGCAGGTAGCTTCTAAGGAAGAGCTACTTTCATTAAGTAAGCAAGTCCAGAAGGCGGTAGAGCTTCAATCCTTGATTGATAATATCGAGGGAATGCTCAAGAGCCATAAGGAAGAGCTTCATAATTTTACCACAAGAACTATCCCAGACACCATGCGACAGGCTAAAACCGATTCGTTCAAGACTGACACTGGTGTCAAGGTAGAACTAAAGTCATTCATGAACGGTTCTCTCCCAAAGGAACTAGAAGCCCGGAGACAGGCACTAGAGTGGCTAGAGGATAACGGCGCTAGGGATTTAATCAAGACTGCTTTCAGTGTTGCTCTTGGCCGTGGACAAAAGTCTGTGGCGGGGTCTGTGCGAAAGTCTCTTGAGAAACTGGGTGTCGTGTTCAATGAGAAAGAAGATGTTCATGTGCAAAGTCTCTATGCCTATGCGCGGGAGCGGATGAGGGATGCACAATCGTTACCTCTTGAATTACTTGGTTTGTATGTGGGTACTGTTGCGAAGATAGAATTGCCACCTAGGAGTTAAAGCCTCCTCCCCGGAACCTAGGTGGCAAGAAGCCCAGAGAAGATGAGACATTTAACCCTTCAATGGGTTCTCGCTTCTCTGGGTAATTCATCAATCAATGAAAGGAGAAATTCATGAAAGAGATCAACCTTGAAAAAGCAATAGAGCTTCACCACACAATCAAGTCAATTGAACAAAATATCGCCAATGCCAAGGAGGCAGCTGTTTCCCTGAAGATTGTGTACAAGTTTGAGGATGAAGCCAATTTCTTTTTCCACGATGTGCATGATGTGATTTGCATTAATGAAGAGGAGTTGCGCATTCAGGTCAACCAGATTATCCTGGAGATGCTGAAGGCACAAGTTAAAGTTACCCGGATGGAACTGAAAAGTCTTGGTGTTGATTTGTTGCCATCAATGGCTGGCGAACTCACAGGGTTTTTTGCTCAAGAGACAATTAAATATCTGAGTGTTGATGGCAAGGGGGAAGCTCATGCAGGTGTCAGCTGAAAGAGCAAATCATTTACGCACCAGTGCTGACGGCAAGCCATTCTATTGTTTGGCTTGTGGCTTAGGATGGCAGGAATATTCGCTGTGTGAATCTGCGAACTGCGTCCTGGAGCCAGAAGATCAGGCCAAGCGACGTCAATCAAAGGAAGGGGGAAACAAATAATGGACATTACAATCATAGGCGCCGGCATGGCAGGACTGCTTGCTGGCAGAATTCTAAAGCAGCATGGTCACAATCCAGTGCTTCTAGAAAAGCAGGAATCACTACCCAACAATCACAATTCCCTGCTCCGGTTCCGGTCAAACATTATCAGTGACGTTACTGGCATTCCCTTCAAGAAGGTCCAGATGATTAAGGCTACTGTACCATATCTGAATCCTGTAGCTGAGGCCCTTAGCTATGCGAGAAAGTGTTTTGGTTCCTATCGCACAGATCGTTCTATCACTCAAGGAATAACAGTTGCGGAACGGTATATTGCTCCTCCAGATTTCATCAATCAACTGGCAGAAGGATTGGATATTCATTATAATTCATCACAGCATACTTGTGGCGGTTCTCCGATTATTTCAACCATACCTATGCCATCCTTGTTCAAGCTCCTTGGATATATGGCAGGTGGTGATCCTGTTGAAACCTTCAGTTGGGTTGATAGCTATGTGCTCAAGGCTAAAATGATCAAGTGCAGTTCTTATGCTACCTTGTATTTTCCTGACCCTGCAATTCCATTTTACCGTGCCAGCATTACTGACGATCAGCTGATTTGTGAATTGGTAGATTACAGCAATCATGATCTTTCAATGGAAGAGGCCGGTATTAAAGAAAGACTTGACATAATAGATCTAGCCTTGTTTTATTTCGGCATTTCAAAACATGATTTGAATTCTCACTCGGTCCCTGAAATTAAAAAACAGAAATATGCGAAGATACTGCCGATTGATGATGGGGCAAGGAAAAGGTTCATGGCATGGGCAACCGACAATCACAATGTCTATAGTCTTGGACGTTTCGCGACTTGGCGTCCAGGGCTGCTGCTTGATGATCTGGTTAATGACATCAAGATGATTGAGAAGTGGATAATAAGTGGAAACAACTATGATGTAAGGAGGATTAGATGACAAAAATTGAACGCCATTGGTTTGTCTGGATCGCAGGAATCAAAGGCCCAAAAGCTGAAATCTGGGCCAAGGACTTATCAGCGAAAGAACTAGGCAAATCAATCACCCCTCTATTCAAGAAGGAATTAGGATGGGATGATCCTAGGAGCTTGGATGAGCTCACAGTGAAATATCCATATCCGTCCTTGCCAGAAGGAACGAAGGCTGCTGCTGACGATGTGATTAGTAAGGTGACACTCCTTGACTATACTGGCAATGGTCATGTGAATAAAGACAGAGCGATTGACATACTCCTCTTCACTAAGAACACAAGGCTCACGATGTCTCCAACAGCCATGGGCGATATTTCATCAATGTCAAAGGAAGTAAAAAATCAGCAACTAACATACATGGCCAACACAATTCCTAGCTCATGGGAATTTGTTGACTATACATTCATAATTGAAAAGGTGACACGTGCTTTCACTCATCAATTCGTTCGTAGCCGTCACTGTTCCTTCGCACAGCAGACTATGAGGGTTCTTGATGTTGATGGATGGGATTATGGAACTGGCCCGACTATTGATGATACACCTACCAAGAATCTGGACATGAACAACAAGCAGCTTTACCAAAGAACCATGGAAGATATTGACGTTTCATATAGAGAATTGATTGCATCTGGAGTTGCTATTGAAGATGCAAGAGGAGTGTTGCCAACAAACATTTTGACCAATATCGTAGCCAAAATGAATATGAGGACATTTGTTGAGCTTGTGAGGAAGAGGAGTTCACCGAGAGTTCAAGGAGAATATCGCTTTGTGCTAGAGCAAATGAAGAAGGCTGTGCACATTGTTCATCCTTGGATAGACCTATTCATTGAACGGACATTCGAGAAAGCAGCCAAAGACCTTGAGAACGCGATCCAGAACAATGTAAATGATTCTATGCTTCAAATGGATATGATTAAACTTATTGATCAAATGAGGAGCCAGTCATGAAAATGAATATCCTGCTGCTTGATATTGATCATACAATCTCCGATGCTGCTTGGCGTGATGATATGATTGCTAGTGGAAATTGGGATGAGTATCACCTTGCTGGGAAGGAAGATGTTGTTGTTGAAGAGATTGCTGAGTTGATAAAATCATTGATTGATTGGGAAATAATTTGCGTTACTGCGAGGCCTGAAAAATGGCGTACACAGACTATGCAATGGTTCATCCGCCATCGAATTCCAGTCACAGAAATCCTAATGCGTCCTAATGATGGTTACAGTTCTGCACCTGAAACCAAGGTCCAGCTTCTTAGGAAGCGATTTGGGGACAATCTTGATCAGTTAGAGGAAAATAATGTTATTATAATGGATGACAATGAAAAGGTGATTGAGGCGATGCGTAGCCTAGGGATTACCACCATGCAAGTGACCATATCAAAAAGGAGGAAATGATGAATAAAACAGCTGTAGTGACTGGAGGTTCCAGCGGCCTTGGTAGACTGATAATTGAAAAACTTGAAAGGTCAGGATGGAATTGTATAGACTGGTCCAGAGAAAAGGGAGTTGATGTTACATCATCTGTGGAAATTGAAAGTGCATTGCTTGGTTTGCTGAATAATCTCCAGATTGACCTTCTGGTTAATTGTGCTGGTGTCAATCGGATCAATTATTTACCTGATGTGATTGAAGATGAATTTGATTTCGTAATTACTACTAATGTCAAGAGCATTTTTCTTTGCACCCAGGCTCTACTTGAAAAATTACGTGGAGGTGCTGTGATCAATATTGTATCTAATGCCAGCCACATTCCAATGACCTCCTCTCTTGCCTACAATGCATCCAAAGGAGCAGCAGCCATTATGACTAAGCAGCTGGCCCGCGAACTTAAGAAAACGCATGACATCACTGTGTTCGCAATCTCACCCAACAAGCTCAAGGGAACAGGGATGAGTGGCTACATTGATAGTCGTGTGCAAGAGCTTAGAGGATGGACCGCAGAGCAAGCAAGAGCTTATCAACTGGCCGCGCTTCCTGCTGGAGAGGAAACTGATCCAGTACAGATTTCCGAATTGATTGCCTACCTTGTTAGCAGCAAGGAACGGCACAAATATCTAAATGGCTGTGACATTCCTTATGGAGCATGAAAATGAAAATTGACCAAATTGCCTACTATGCAGCTAAAGAAAAAGATGTGGTGCTGATTAAGAACACATTTGGATTAGGCAACGCCAAATGGGTAGAAGATAAAGTGTTTGGTGATGTTAAAATTTTTAACAGTTGGGAAAGAAGCCGAGCAAAACTTTTGTTCAACTATGATCTTGGTATTGAACTTGAAATTCTTCAGTATCTTGAAGGTCCACATTGTCATTTGCTAAACCCATTGTGGCCATATGAAGATGCAACCATAAGTCATGTTGGAGTGCATCTTGGTGCTGAAGAAGAATTTCCAGAGATGCCTGCATGGAAGATGGTGCAAGAAATGATTACAAGATCGCACACCAATCCTTATTTGATTAAAAATAAACGGCGCTATCATTACAAAATTTTTCAACAAAAAGCCCAACACAATTATCTAAAATTCATCAAGAGAATTGAGGATTGAAAATGCCAGCAAATAATTTATTGAGGAAGGCTGCTGAACTCTATGAAAAACGTAACAAAGTTTATGGTGATAATTATCTGCTAGTTGGGGAAGTGATGAAAGGATTTTTTCCTAATGGTCTGATGCTCAACACCATTGAGGACTTTAATCGCTTTCACATCTTCATGCTTACAGTGGTGAAGCAGACGCGGTATGTCATCGGTTGGGGTAAAGGTGGTCATCCTGATTCAATAGCTGACGCGACGGTCTATTGTGCCATGCTGGATCAAATAGATCAGGACATAAAAGCAAAGGAGCAGAAATGATCATTTTTGTCGGAGGCCATGCCTTCAGGTTTGAAAAGATAACAGGAACCTATATCAGCACAGCAATAGTCCTGCCACCTGAATTCTGGCACCCGCTATCTGCTGCTGGAAAGGATAAGAAATGAGAGTTGTTGCCTTCGATACCGAAACTACAGGACTCATTGATAATCACACAATCAAAATCAGCAAGCAGCCGGAGATTATAGAATTTTATGGATGCTTGTTTGATGATGAGAGCGGAAAGGTTCTCAAGGAAATGGAAATGTTGATAAAGCCCAAGCAACTAGTTTCTGATGAAATCTATGCAATCACAGGTATCAATAATGAAATGCTGAAAGATTGTGCTACATTCTCTCATTATTCTTATGACATGGAATTATTCCTGGAGAGTGCTGAGACTATCACAGGCCACAATCTCTCCTATGATATGGAGATGATTGAAATTGAAATGGAAAGGATCGATTGCGGAGTTATAATGAAATGGCCTGACAGAAAGATCTGCACAGTCGAGCAAACCATTCACATGAAGGGTATCCGGCTCAGTCTATCTAACTTGCATGACTATCTGTTTTCTGAAAAGTTTGAAGGTGCCCATAGAGCAAAGCAGGACGTTCAATCTCAGGTGCGATGCTACATGGAACTCAAGAAAAGAGGAGAGCTGTGAAATGGAAATTGTGGATCTGGAGCTAATAATCATTTATGAAACTGAAAAGGCATATTGTGTTATTGATAGCGATACAAATGACAAGGAAGAAGTTTGGATTCCAAAATCTCAAATGGAGATTGAAAGCATTAAGCAGGGAGGAATAAAAGGAGTCAGGTTGATAAAATTTGCAATCCCAACATGGCTGGCAATGGAAAAGGGTTTGATATGAGGATTAGAACAGGTTACAGTTTCAGAACTGCATATGGTCACCTACGAGATGTGATCAATGTTTTGAAGGAACAACAACAGACCTACGCTCCGATCAGTGACCGGATGAGTTCCTTTGGTTTTAACCGATGGGCTAAGCTAGCGGCTGAGAATGGAATGAGGCCTGTTTATGGTGTTGAGTTGGGAGTTGTGGCGGCGCTAGGAGAAAAGAAGCCCATCATTGATTACTGGACCTTCTGGGCAACCTCCTCTTTAATCGAGCTTCATGAAGCGATAGGGATGGCCACCGACAATCCAGGCAAGGAGCCAACCCTAACCTATGCCCAGGCAATGAGCCTAGGCACCTTGGTTAAGATTGCTGGAGAGAGAGCATTTCTAGCTCAGCTTTCCTCCTACAATAAGGATAAGAACCTCTACCTAAGTCTCTCTCCTTCATCTCCCATAGGATGGGTGAAGAAGGCCTATAAAGAAGACTACAGGTTCCTAGCACAATCAGATAACTATTACCCTAAGCCTGAAGACAAGGAGGTGTACCGTGTGGCTCTGGGCTTCCGTTCCAACACCCAAACATATCCCATGCACATTCTCAGCGACCAGCAGCTGAAAAATGAGTTGGCCAAGAATTTCGATCCAATCATCATTAAGGAAGCATTCTCAAATCGTGATAAGGTTCTGAAAAAATGCAAGGCTGAGCTGCAAAAGGCCACAATGCTGATCCCTGATAAACCAAAGACCTTGAAGCAGATGTGCGTGGATGGCGCTAAAAAGCTAAATGTCAATTTGGGTGATAAGGTATACAAGGAGAGACTTGAGAGAGAACTAAAACTCATTGCTGAAAAGAAATTTGAAGATTATTTCTATATCATTGCAGATTTAGTCAATTGGGCTAAGGCCAGAATGGTTGTTGGTCCTGCCCGAGGTTCCTCTTGCGGTTCATTGGTCTGCTATCTTATTGGAATCACATCCATCGATCCGATACCTTTCAATCTTATCTTTGAAAGATTCATTGATATCAATCGTTCTGACTTGCCAGATATTGATATTGATTTCAGTGACGCCAAACGAAACCTTGTCTTTGAATATGCAGAGAACAAGTATGGTCTTGATCGCGTTGCAAGACTGGGGACTGTAGGAATGTTCAAACCACGTTCAGCAATCAAGCAAGCAGCATCCAGGTTGGATATCCCTCCATGGAAGATTAACAAGGTTATTGACAGTATTGTGAATAGATCTGTTGGTGACTCTCGTGCTCTACAAGCTCTTGAGGACACATTCAAGGATACTGTGGTTGGCAGAAACACATTAGAAGAATTTCCAGAACTAATTATTGCGGCTGGAATGGAAGGTCACCCCAACAATGCTTCGCAACATGCTGCTGGCATTGTTATCACCAATGAACCAGTGACTAACTTTGTAGCCATGGACCGGCGAACTAAATCCATCATGTGTGATATGAAGGATGCTGTTGACTTTAATTTGTTAAAGATCGATGCACTTGGATTGACGCAGCTTTCAATCTTTGAGCGTACTATGGAATTGATAGGAGTAGAGCCTGTTAGTGGCTGGTTTGAAAAATTGCCTCTTGATGATCTAGAAGCATTCAAGGTTCTTAATGACGGCAGATTTACTGGCATATTTCAGTTTGCTGGGTCTTCATTACAAACAATTACAAGAGAAGTCAAAGTAGAGAATATTGAGGACATTATTTCAATTACTGCCTTAGCTCGTCCTGGACCTATGGCTACTGGAGGTACTTCATCATGGTCAAAGAGAAAGATGGGAAGGGAAAAGGTAACTTACATTCATCCTCTAATGGAACAGATCACCAAGGCCACTTATGGCGTAGTAGTCTACCAAGAAACGGTTATGAATATTATGCGCACAGTTGGATTGATGTCATGGGAAGACACTTCAACTATTCGCAAGTCAATGAGCAAATCTCTTGGCGATGAATTCTTTGAACGATATTGGCAGAAGTTTCTTGCAGGTGCACTAAAGAATGGTTTTGATGAAAAAATGGCAAGGAGTATATGGGATCAGGTTAATAAATTTGGTTCCTGGGCTTTCAACAGGTCGCACGCTGTGGCCTATGGAATTGTTAGCTACTGGTGTTGCTGGCTGAAGGCTCATCATCCTATTGAATTCGCCGCTGCAACTCTTGATGCCCAAAGTGATCCGATTATTCAAATTCAATTGTTGCGGGAGCTTTCTACTGAAGGAATTGATTATGTTCCGGTAGACCCAGAATATTCAGGAGATCGCTGGAGCGTTGCTTCCAAAGAAAACAGGAAAGTTCTCATCGGGCCATTAACACAGATCAAAGGCATTGGTCCTGCTACGGTAAGTGAAATTTTAATGACGCGCAAGGAAGGTAAGGAGCTAAGAGCCACATTGAAGAAGAAGCTGCTGGCAGCTAAAACTGAAATCGACAGTTTGTTCCCAGTACGTGATCGGATAAGAGA